GACTTGTGAGAAATGAAGAAATTTGTTATGATTATTGGTTGTCTTGCGTTAGGTGCCTGTGGTAATACGATCACTGGTGTCGGTAAAGACATTCAAAAGATGGGTGAGGGCCTTCAAAAGAAGACCGAAAAACCACTTTCGAAAGATGAACAAGCGCATAGAAAAACTATTGGACAGTTTTCCAATATGTTCTATATGTCAGGCGGTAAAAATGCTTAAATTTGCTGTCGGAATTGTTGTTGGATATTTGTTCTTTGCATGTAATGGTGATGTGTGGGTCAAGAAGGCCTTCCTAGACACTGGTGCAAGGGATACTGTGGTCAATCAATTGAAGGAGATTAAATGATGATGAAGACCAAACTACTGGCAACGGTGTGTGCTGTTGCTTTCTTGGGTGCGTGTACTGATAAGAACCCGCCTCCACTGGTTAGTACACCAGAAATCCAGTATAAGACACAAAAGGTCGAGGCCACGGTGTCTCTTATTCCAGATTGGTATAAGGAGCTTCCTACTGACGATGAGGCAATCTTTACTACTGGTTCAGCTACTGCTCCTGATTTGCAGTTGGCGGTTGATGTTGCAACTCTTAACGCAAAGGTTACACTTGCAGATAGGATCAACGGTAAGTTAGATTCTATGACAAAATCCTTTGTTGCAAAGATTGGATCAACTGATATTGACTCGTCTGTTCTTAATGAGATCGAAAAGGTTTCTAAGAATGTGATTGCGTCTGTTGATGTGGCTGGTTACAATCCTACCAAGATCGATGTGTTTCCCGCTGGAACACAGTATCGTGCGTTTGTGTTGTTGAAGTATGACAACAAGGAAGCGTACAAGATCATTATGAATAGGTTACGTAAAGATCGTATGGTCTATTCACGATTGCGTTCTACTGAAGCCTGGAAAGAACTTGAAACAGAAGTGCAGAAGTCCAAGAAAGAGGATGAGGCACAGTCTCTTCAAAATCTTGAAAAGGTTATCAAGAAGAACCGTGAGGTGACTCGTGAAACGCCTGCTACTTAGTACAGCGATTGCATTTTCCTTGAGTGGTTGTTTGATGCCTTCGGGCATCAATCCCACCTTGGGGTGTAGTCCTATAACTGGATGCACGGCAAAGGATTATTATCTGCCGGGTAAAGGGGTTTGGGCTCCTAAACAAACTGTAGGTAAGAAAGCTATGTACGGTGCAATAGGTGGTGCTGCTGTCGGTGCATATGCAGGCGCTGCAACGGGTGATCCCGTCTCGGCCGCCGCATTGGGGATAATCGGTTTGGTTCTTGGTCATGAGGTTGGTGCGCTATTTGACAAGGTTGATGAAATTCATGCTGCACAAAAATTACAATTAGCGCTTGACAATAATCCAAACGGCCAGTATACTTACTATAAGCGTGGACAGGTTGCAGTGAGGTCAAAACCCACTTCTACCAACGGAACATGTAGAGAGTTTGAGACAGACGTTATGGTTGGTGATATTAGTCGCAAGATGAAGGGTACTGCCTGTAAGGTCAATAATCAGTGGGAATTGAAGGAACTATATAAATGAAGGGTATGCATTTACTCCCTAGCTATTACACAACGACAAGCACTAAACGGCGCAAGGTAGGTAAAAAATCTAAATCACTTCTGAAGGCAGAAGAAGAACACAAAAAGTTTCTGAAGAAAATGGGAATACGGAGTTTAGCGCAGTCTGGTAGCGCATCTGCTTTGGGAGCAGAGGGTCGTAAGTTCAAATCTTACAACTCCGACCAAGAACAGGCCGCTGTAGCTCAGTCGGTAGAGCATCTGATTTGTAATCAGAAGGTCGAGGGTTCGAATCCTTCCGGCGGCACCATTCCTACCACTTGTATAAAACCAGAACCAAAAGTTTATACTGGTACTGAAATTATAGGTATTGGACAGATGCATAAATCTAATGCAGTACCTATTCGTAGGAAACAAGATGCCAAAGATTTGGCAAATATGAGGAGATAAAATGAAAGTCGAAGTTCGTAATAACAATGTTGAAAAGGCCATGCGAGTCTTGAAGAAAAAACTTCAAGAAGATGGTTTGTTCAACGAGTTAAGGAAACGTGAGTTTGCCATGACTAAAGGTGAGAAGAAACGTAGGGCACAGGCCGCTGCGAAACGGCGAACAGAGAAGAAACTTCAGAAACGATTGGAAGAAAAGGGATATTGATGCCTAGGAAAAAGGTTACAGTTCGCACTGATAATTCAGAATGGAAAGCTCCTAAACGTAGGAAACCACGAAAACCTATGACTGAGGAGCAGAGAGTTGCTGCTGCTGAACGTCTTGCAAAGGCGAGAGAGAAGAAGGCAGCTGCTGATCCGAATTATGGTAAGACTAATATTCACGAAAGTCTACGTAATTTGCCAGACGATCACCAATTACATCCCAAGAGAGTCAAGGAATGGATTAAAACACAGAAAGACCTTGCCTCTGCCGAACGTAAAAATGTGAAGGCTGGTATGAAAGGTGCAGAGGCTAGAAAGTCTTACGCTGAATCCTATATTCGAAGTATGAAGAGTTATCTACGAACAGGTGATTGGACTGACATGTTCTATGGTGAATATGCAGACAAGAAGATACGCAATAGATGTATTGCGTTGGCATACTACTGGTACGGCCCATTTAAGGGTGAACCAAAACGAGATGTTGGTACTTTTTATCCAGACTTAGGTTTGATCTGGACACAAGAAATGAATGATGAACTTAAAGGTATAAAACCAGATGACGAAAGACCCAAAAGACAACGGACTACCAGAAAACGTAGTAAGAGGGCCGTGGGGAAACGGAAAAGTAAAACAGCCTAATATAGATGTAGTTCAGGCGCAAGAGAACTTAGCTTTTGCTGATGATCTGACTCAAACTCTGATGATTCAAATGATTCATTCGATGGGTGAGAACGGTATCGATGTTAGTGAAAATTCATTTATTCGAGATATGGGAATGATTATCGAACTAGTGAAGGCAACGATATATAGAGATATGGGCTACACTCATGCTCTACAAGGATTGACAGATAATTTTGTTGATCTTACTATAGAGGCAGATAATACCCCAATAAGTGAAGTGGACATAAAGTCTCTTGATACGTTTGTGAAACAGTTTAAGGATGAAAATGATGACCCCGAAATTTCATAGCCCATTTTCTCCAATGATAATGGAATCACAAGTTCCAGATCGATTTGTTGAGATTATCAATCGCACAGGTGATGATGTTCTGTCGGATGACAACAAGAGTGCTCAATGGGATTGGTCACACAAGCTTGTGGGTAAGGTACACAAAGAGGTACAAATTCCTATTTCAGACAAAGAGGAGAAAGAATTTCTTTTCAATGTTATGAAACAGGGCTGTCTAGATTATCTGGTTCATTTGCGTGAAATCAATAAGGCAAATGGTTGGCGCAGAATGGCTGGAGATGCTGTTCCTACACTAGACAATATTCATCTAACGCAGAGTTGGATTGTAAGTCAGTATGCCGGCGAGTTTAATCCTTGGCACCATCATACAGGAGACTTCTCTGCTGTGATATACCTTAAACTGCCCAATGGTATGAATGAGGAGATTGCAAAAGATTTTGAAGATCACTATCCGGCTAGTGGTTTGATTGAATTCTGTTATGGTGACGCTCAAGATTTTCGTAGTGATAACATTAAGTTTATGCCAGAGGTTGGGAAGTTACTTATTTTCCCGTCATGGCTAAAACATTTTGTTTATCCTTTTCAATGTGATGGAGAAAGAAGGAGTATGAGCTTCAACGCTCATATGGTGGTGAAAAAATGAAAGAGTTTGTAATGATCCTCTCTATGTGGGGTCAAAATATCACAGGAGCTTGGGAGTACATAGGTAATCAATATGTTTACAATACCCCAATGACACAGAAAGTGTGCGAAGAAAAGATCAGTAAAAAGAATTGGTCTACACATCTAAATAATGGATTCTACAGAATACAATTTGATTGTATGCATGTGTCAAAGGAAAACAAATGATTTTAGTTGATATGAACCAGATTAGTCTGGCGAGTGTTATGATGCATTTGCATATGTCAAAGAACACAGAACCAGATGAAAATATGGTTCGTCACATGATACTCAATTCCTTGCGTATGTATCGCACTCGATTCTCTTCAGAATATGGTGAATTAGTGTTGTGTTATGACTCTAAACATTATTGGAGGCGTGATTTCTATCCACAGTACAAGGCTGGTCGCCGCACCAAGAGAGAGTCGGATGGTAAAAATTGGGATGCAATCTTTGAGTGTTTGAACGCAATCAAGGCAGAGATCAAAGATAACCTACCCTATAAATTTCTAGAGGTATACGGTGCAGAGGCTGACGATATCATTGCCAGTCTGGTTACAGAGGTTGCAGAGGAAGTACTAATTCTCTCTGGTGATAAAGACTTCATTCAGTTGCAACGATACCCAAATGTCAAACAGTATAGTCCTATCACAAAGAAGATGGTGAATGGTGAGAACCCTGACTTCTATTTGATAGAACATGTATTCAAAGGTGACGCCAGTGATGGTGTACCAAATGTGCTGTCGCCAGATAACACTTTTACCGATGGGCTTCGACAGAAGCCGCTTGGTAAGAAAAAGATATCATCGTGGGCTGATCACGAATTTTCAGATGTTGCCCCTAATGATGAGGTCTTGAGGAACTACCAGAGAAACAAGAAACTCATAGACCTAACAGAGTGTCCAGAAGAACTTAGAGAAGAAATTCTGGAAAACTTTAGATCAGCTGAAATACCTGATCGAAGCAAACTACTAAATTACTTTATAGAGAAGAGACTAAAATCTCTGACGGATTCAATAGGAGAATTTTGAAATGCCCGAACAAACATATACAATGCTATATTCTGAACTTTTAGATAAGCTTGGTAAACTGAAGACCAAGAAGCAGAAGGTGAAATTCCTTCAAGACAATAATACGGATTCTTTCCGTATGGTGATTAAATCCTCATTTGATCCCAAAATTCAGTGGTTGTTGCCTGAAGGGCCTGTACCATATGTGCCGAATGATGCACCAGAAGGAACTGAGCATACGGACTTGGCTTGGGAAGCTAGGAAACTGTATAACTTCGTCAAAGGGGGAAATGGTGCATTGTCCCAGAACAAACGTGAAGCCATGTTTGTACAACTACTAGAGGGTCTACATCCGTCCGAAGCAGAACTTTTGGTTGCTGCGAAAGACAAATCTCTACACAAGGCTTACAAGGGACTATCCGCAAATGTGGTTAAGGAAGCGTTCTTTTGGAACGATGATTACATGTTGATAGAGAATGAAACCTACGATCAGATCAAGGGTTCTGCATCAGGAATCTAACTTTTTTTGAAAATCTTTATAAATCAACCACTTAGAGTGCCATTATTTGCTTGACTATAATCTCTGCATATGCGATAATGTATATATTGATGGTAAGGAGTTATCAATGATTGGTGTTGAAGTTACAGGTGGTCGCAAAAAAGACCGTGAACTGGCAGATGAGATTATCTGGTGGTGCATGGACTATTTGATGCCTCGTCACCGTGTATTGGATATTGATCTTAAATTTACCAAGACGCTTGAAGATGGTGCTCATGGGTTCTGTTATCGTGGTGACGATGACCGTGACTATGTGATTGAGATTGACCATCGGCTACATAAGTTGGTTGGTAAAGAAGAGTTGATTGAAACCATCATTCACGAAATGGTGCATGTGTGGCAGGGTGCCACAGGTCGCATGAAAGACAAGTTCAAAGGTGGTTACAAGCAGTTGTGGAAGTGTAAGGACGGTAAGTATCGTAATTACAAGAACACCGCCTATGAGAAGCAGCCGTGGGAAACAGAAGCCTATCGGATGCAAGGCCCGTTAACTAAACTGTTCATGAAGGAATATGGATATGAGTAAGATGAAAAATTTGATAATGGATATCGAAGAGTTCTGTGATGGATACGCTTTCGGTGGTGATGAGCAATGCATCGATGAAGTCGTTGCTGCCGCTGATAACGCTTTTCGGTCAACCATGGCTGGTGATTATGCCAGAGATTATCTCACACAGAAATTTGGCAATGAGTAGATTGGTACTAGGTTTTTTACTG